GAAATACCCACGGAATGTAATTTGTTTAGTTTTCATTCTCTATTGTAAAAAAGTTAGATAGGAACTTACCAACGCCACCAACAATGGCACAACCAATCATCACGGATGGATTATCCATATTAAACCCCGCAACCATTATTGAGGCGGCTGCCAATGAATCCCCAAAGATTCTAATTCTTTTTGGCGTTGGGCTAAAATATGGTTTTAGTTTTACCCTTGTCCTCTGCTTGGTTTGCATGACTTATGTTTGTTAATGTGTTTTGTGTGTCGACCAAGTTTCCTCTTTGGCTTTTTCCGAAATAATACTATTGATTTTTGAGCCTTTGCCATGTCTTAATTAAATGATATATAAATGCCATTAATCCTGATAGTATTGCAACAAAGCCAGCCGCAACCGATACGATTGATTGTATTTCTACGGCTTTATGTGCTAACCACGTCATGCCACTTATTCCTGTGGCAATGGCTGCGGTGGTGTCGTTATCAATGTGTTTCATCGGTTAAAATCGTTGTATCTTTCTAAATATAAATCTTCCATTCCTAAGAATGTATGCACTCCACAAGGTTGAGGAAATACCTCGTAAATCAATAAGTCATCGGTAACCTCTCCATTGAACATAATATCAACGGCAAATAGTTCGTTAATCATACCCAATTCAACGATGTGACAGTCTTCCAAAGTAGGTTTAATTTCCTCCCACTTATCAATCGGTAGTTCAAATTTTGCGAATATCATAGTATTATGTGGTGATTAGGGTACAATCGGAATCACTTAAAGGCGTTGGGTATAGTGCCATTGTTTTAATCCATCTTGGTATTCCCGCCCCAGTTCCGTTTAAAAATTCCATTATTGTAGTTGTAAATGCAGTTGCACTAACTTGTTTAACTCCATTCACAAACACATCAGCACTCGTTCCATTCCATTTGATAGCAATTTTAATAGTGTCGGTTGTTGTAGTGAATAAATTAGTAGTTGCACTTGCAATTATTTTTTGAATTACTTGTCTACCCGTTCCAGTATTCACAATCAAAAATCCATTGGCAATTGTTGAACTTGAATCCCCAATACCTATACCTTGTGCGGCTGCATCTCTTGTGTATGCAATGTTGTTGAGCATTTCAATATACCAAGTACCACCACTTGCAGAAATTAACCCATTGGTGTAAATGTTGTTGCGGGTGAATGTATCTACCAATCGTGTTGCTGCGGCATTGGTTGTGTTTATCCAAGTGGTTGCAAATGCACCAAGTTCTAATTGTGGTGCCGCTATACGGACTGTGAAATCGTAAGATTGTCCAATTGTAACACCTGCAGCAAAAGAAAAATTTTGATAAGCAGTAGAAGCATTAGAGTTTGTTCTGGTTTGAGTTATACGATTTAAAGTTGAAGAAATTGTAAAAGATTGAGCAGTTGTAGCCAAATTTAAGCCACTACTATTACTTTCTCTGGCTAATGAACTATATGAGTTTGGAGGTGTTGGTGCAGCAATTTGTTTAACCCAAAATGAACCTGTCCAAGTTTGCCCATTCGATGAAACTATTTGACTGTTTGATTCAAAACTTATTGTTGATAAAGTACCTGTTGCAGTTCCACTCAATCGAACATCAATGTAAGGCAATCCATTTTCGGTTCCAATACTTACAACGCTCTGTGTTAATCCTGCTGTTGATGTTATCCAGTTAGTCGGCAAAGTACTTGGTGAAGTACTTGCACCTTGCATAGTGCTATTTCTAATACTATTCGTTCTCTGCGGTTCTAACAACAATGCGGGGCAACTACCATACATATAGGATAAACGCGGTACGTTGGCGGCAACTTGGGAAATATCACCATTTGCCAAAGTCCTATTTGCTACGCTATTCCTTGACCAAGTTAAATCGCCGTTGCCCGTGGCGGGTAATTCAGCATAGGCAACTCCCGCTTTGTACCCACTTGGTATTAATAACAAGGATGCGGATTGCAATAAGGATGATGCAGCCGCTACGCATTCCAACGACTCAATAGTTCCACCATCGGCAATAACCCGTGATGAATATGAGGTTGCAAATGAACCCGCAAATCTTTGCCGATTTACACCAACGCCAATTCCAACAAACATTATTCGTTGTATAGAATGATTGAGCCGCTTGTTAACGTAATGGATGATATCCAATTATCATCAGGTAATGAAATAAACATACCTTGACGCAATGTTACACCTGTTAATCCCATTGTAGTCATCATTGATGTAGATGTTCTATCCAATAATGCACTTACTACACAATCGGCATTGACTACAAATCCACGAAATCTACCTGTTGTGGCTGATGTTCCTGAAACAACTCTGCATCCTGTATATCCTGCGGAGAATGAACCTGCTGCTATTGACATAATTTTATATTTTTAATTTTAATTTTGTTGAACTTGTACACCTGTAACATTGCCCACACCTTGTGCTTGTAAACTACCATCACAACACTTACGGGAATACTTGCCGTTCTTACATAGACAAGCTCTATTTCCCCCAGGCTTTGGTGAACTTCGTGATGGTGTTACCCAATGTTTACTCATACTTATTAAACGATTATTTATTGGAATGTTCTATTTGAATAATCGATATAATCCGAATGCACACAATATAACCCCCACCCAAAAAAACACACTATGTGCCGTAGTCCACGCTTGTTTCTTGGCATCCAATACAACTTTGGGTGGTAGGGTAATGGTTTGTGTTATTCTTATCGTATCGGGTTTTTGCCTTACCCATACTTTGATTTTATTGTAATGGCGTACAATCTTAACCCTAACAGAACCCGTGTCAATTTGGATAGTGTCAATTTCCGTGGTCGTAAACGTATCATGGAAATATATTGAATCACGAACAATCAATGTATCTACCTTTACCTTTACCTTGCACAAATCGGGTTGCTTTTTACACGCTTTTTCAATATGATATTCTGCAGAACATCCCGTAATTAACAGCATCAATATTAATGCCTTGGCGGTATTGGTGAATAAATCACATTTTACCACATTAGCAACTTTTACACTTGCCATATACGTTTTTAATTTCTCAACCTTATTTGCCTTTGGGGCATAGGTCTTTTTTACATTAGATTCCATCCAGTATAGTTAGTTGGGTATGATGTTGGGTATTGACCTGCATTTTGGTTCGCAGTATATTCAGGGAATAATTGAGGGTAATAGCTTAGATAATCCACCAATCTTCTGCGGTAGGTATCAGCCATTGCCCGTGTACGTTCCACCAATGTACTAATTTCACCTGCATCGGGTAATTGAGTACCTTCGGGGGTATTTCTTACAATCCCTGCATTAGATACCTCATACCCGTGAAACAACAACAAATCAGCCATTGAATAATGAATCAACATCGGTTGTACATAATCGGATACCAATGTAAGGTAATTGCCTGTTAATACGTTATTCTTTACATCGGTCAAGATTTTACGATACAATAACGTACCCAATAATTGTTGAACCTCAATATCCTGTGCCACCTTAATGAATGGCGTTATCTTGTCAATATCAAAATTACCACTTAACTGGGTGTACTTAAATAAGTCATCCTTGGTAATCAGTAATACATCATCGTTTGCGTACATAGTTTATTTATTTTTTAATGAGCCTCTATTTGGTAAATCGTTTGTTTTTACGGATGCTATATCCCATGATGGTGGGTCAAATGGTACACCTGCTCTATCTGCACTTTGTGAAGATACTCTATCGTAATTGTCCACTATATCCCTCATGTTCTGTTCTTTTTCCTCGCTTGTCAATGGTATGATTTTACCATTAATTTTCTTCCTGCGGTATGTCAATCTGAACCATTGGTGTTTACAATATACCCCACCCTTATACTTCCATATTGAATAGGATGATTTTCCTGATGGTGCAAATTGTCCATTAATACCAGCATCACCCATTACATCAATATCTTCCCTGCGATAGGTTACACCAAGCTTGGCATTGGCAACCATATCTTTACAAAATATGCGGCTATTCTCTTGAACACGGAATGGTGCGTATCGGTATCTAATTAAATAAATACCCTTATCATCCTTGCTTTTCTCATCAGGGTTGGCAAATCGTTTAAAAAATTCGTGCCGTGATAGGTGTTGTTCGTTATCGGGATCATCCACAGGGGATTCATCAATTAACTCCCACACCGATTCATCGATAACTTGACCTTTGTCTTTTAAATACTCAATCCATTCTTGTTCGGCTTTCTGTGTGAATTCAGGTCTATCGGCACTCAATTTAGCATTATTAGAGGCACTTTCGGGATAGTCGGTATATGATTCTGCCAATTGTACAGAACCCTCCCAATAATTGTAACATATTGCAGCCGCTTGGTCTTGTTCTTTACCCTCACCAACTACCACGCCAATACAACGGGAAATAAAATCATCTTCCGATTCCCCTGCATTGGGTTTTACAAAAT